GGTGCTCTGCGCCCTGCGCCCCTGGCGCCGATGCCCTGGCGCCGATGCCCTGGCGCCGATGCCCTGGCGCCGATGCTCTGCGGCATCGTCGATTCCCTACGGGAAAACCCGCGAAGCAGTGGTCAGTCGGGAATCTGCAGGCGCCGCGTGGGCGCACGGCTCTGCGGTTCCTGGCCACCCTCACCGGCTCGATATGCTCGACCCCCACGCACCCCCTGGCCGACGAATTTTTTCGAGCCGGGCACACCCAGCCCTCGACGGATTTTCAAATGATCGACCCTCAAGAAGCCCGGTCTTTGCTGGACGCTTTCGCGGCTCGCCATGACCCAGGCATTGCCCAGTTGGCCAGCATGTTCCTTTTCATGCACGACATTAGCGGCGCAGTGCCACCGTTCATCCAGTCACTGAACATGCGCGTGCTGGCGCAGTGCGTACACGCCAGGATCAAGGAGATGGGCCAGGATCTCGACGCGCTAGAGCGCGCGATCGTGGACATGCAACGGGTGCGGACGACGATGGAACTGCTTAACTCAGAACCCCAGGTCGTCTCGATTCAGCAGGCTCGGGAGGGCTGGGCTGAATTGCTTCGCAAGCATCGACTGTAGGGCACACCGAGTGGTCGCCGGATCCTAGAGGCACACCGAGTGGTCGCCGGATCCTGGTGTCAGACGAAGTGAACGTGGGTCAGTAGTCCCTTGCGGACTGCGATGTCGATCATGTGCTTCGTGCCGGGACTCCAGCCATCCCAAAGCGCGATCAACGCATCCGCGCATTCGCTCATGCGGACGTTGCGCAGATAGCCTGCCCGTCTACCGTTCTCTCGCCACTGCATGGCAGTCACCGCATGCCGATCGATGGGTATACCGTTCGCAGTTGCCCAACGTTCACCTAGTCGGTCGGCACCTCGCGCTGCGCCACTGATAACTGTACTGATCGTCCAGCCGCAACCGTCTACTGCGAGCAGCACCTGCCGATAGTCATTGCACGATCGACTACCGGCGATGATCGTGCGCATCACCACGTCCGTTTCTTCACCCGGCTTTTGACACCCGGTTTGATGTGAGTTTTTGCACCCGGTTTTGCTTGGCGTTTTCCTATGCTCGCTCGGGCCAGGATGAGCGGAAGCACGCCCAGGTTTTCCAGGCGAAAGCGGATGTGCTGAACGTGGCGATCAGACATTCCTGCAATCGCCGCGACTTGCTTGCTGCCCAGGCCGAGTTCCAGCAGCACCGCGATCATTCGATCCCTACGATCCTGTTCGCGCTGGTAGCCCAGGGGCAGCCACACCTCCTGTCCACCCCACTCCTGACAAAGCCTACGAAAGGCTGGCAGGCCAATGATCTTGCAGATGGCATGACCCTCATCGGCCACTTGCGGCACGTACAGGTTGCCGCCACCGAACCAGTCGACCAGTAGGGCCGTGGCGCTGTAGCCAATCACGGCACCGAGGTCTTCGACGATTCCGTTGAGTCGGTCAAGCATGATGTGCCTTAAACGAAGAAATCACGATAGATGAGATAGCACTGATGTGCTGCTTCTGGCGTGCTAAATCTGCCCAGTGTGATTGTTCGACCGTCAACGCTTATGTTTGCTCGATAGCGAAGTCTCCCGCGACTACGCTCAACAACTACTCCACGCATGCCAGTCTCACCTCGCCTTCGTTTGTAGACCCGGTTTTTGTTGTTGTCTTGAATTGAAACGTCACGAAGGTTGTGCCACGCGTTGTTGGTTCGGTTCCGATCGATGTGATCGATATGACCAGTGGGCCACGCTCCGGTCATGTACAGCCACGCAAGCCGGTGGGCTTTATACGTCTTGCCATTAACGTTCACGCACTTGTATCCGTCACTTCCGCTCGTGCTCGACACTCGGCCAGTTCGGCGCCGAATGAACAGCCCGCTACCTGGGTCATACAAAAACATCGAGCGAACTTGATCTTGTGTCAGCATCAAGATTTCCCTACAGAGTGACGGAAGTGACAGGTAAGTCGTTTTTGACAAGATTTTTAGACGATCGTATAGAAAGTTCCTGAAAAGTGACCTTTAAGTGTCACTCCCGTCACTTACGGTCTCGTCGAAGAAGTCGTCAGCATCAACGCTTGATGCCCGCAACTGCATTCCTAAACGTAGCCTCACACCACCAGTGCCTCGTGATGTGGGGAATCGCTTGTCGAGCCTGCGGCCTAACGCCACGTTTGACGGGATGTAGCGCAAGATACCCCGGTTCTTGGCGTACTCTTCCCACGACTTCCACAGGTTCTGTGCAGACTCCTTGCAGCCATCCCCCAATTCACAGCAGTCGTCAATCCATTCGGACAGGATGTCCATCTGCGATCGGTATTGATCGCGGGCCGCGATGACAGCCTCAGGTGGCGACAGGCCACGATCAAGGTATGCCCGCGCCCCCATCACGATCCAGGCAAGCACGCCTTCGGCCTCGTGCTTGAGCTTCTCCTCACGATGCGGATCCTTCGGCACGGTTTTGTCCTTGTCGAAGTTGCGCAGAAACGGCAACAGCAGCAACCGGCGCCAGATCCCGTTGTCCGACCCCTTGATGATCGGCTTATGGTTAGTGGGCATCACGACGACCCACGACGGCTCGAACTCCATCGAGTGCTTGGCGTACAGGCCCCGCGCCGAGATCGCGTCGCCACCTGTCATGCTCTTCACGAGCCCTTCCTTCAACTCGCCACCCTCATCAGGTTCTGCGACGTAGACGAATCGTGAGCCCCGGAGTCGCACGAGGTCTTCCCTGGCCCCACCGCCGCCACCGGACTTGCCGCCATCGGCGATGAACGACGACGGGTCAGCCGTGCGCGCATAGCCACCGAGCACTCGCCTGATCGTGCCGATCACCGTGCTCTTGCCGTTGCTGCCGTCGCCGTGCGCGATGACCATCACGTCCTCGTTCGGCTGGCCGATGGCGCAGTAGCCCATCAGCCGCTGAAGGAACTCGACCATGTCCCCCTGGCCGAAGAACACGTCGTGCAGCGTCGCCAGCCACAGCGGCGCCTCGGCATCCGGCTTGTACTCGCACGAGCACACCCTGGTGATGCGATAGGCTGGGTCAGGCTCGTACAGGCGCCCGGTTTTCAGGTCGACAACGCCGTTCTGCACGCCAAGCAGGTGCGGGTGCGCGTCCAGGTCTGACGAACTCACCAGCACCCGCGGATCGCTCGACGCCAGCGTCACCATGTTGCGGACCATGCGCGCCTGCTGCGACAGCGCAGCGAAGCCGAAGAACTCGCCCTGGTCCTGGTGCTGCTCTGCCTCCTTCACGAGGTCGCGCACGGTCTCCTTCGCATAGTGCTCGACCTCGGCATCGCTGATGCGCTTCCAGTACACACCAGTCCAGAAGTGCCACGCTTCAAGCTCGGGCACGAACATCAGCCGGTCACCGAACTTGTCCAGCAGGCGCTCGGCGTTGCCGAACTCGGTGAGCGGGCGCAGCGCCTTGACCGTGGGCTGCAGGGCCTCAGGCGTGGCCACAAGGCGTCGAACGGTCGCGATGGGTAGGGTGGTGCCCAGGCGCTTCAATCGCGCCATCACGGCTTGCGCAAGGGCTTCCCTGTCGACACCATCCAGCCGCTCGTCCTTGCCGATCTGCGGGCAGACCTTCTCGCGGATCGTCTGCTCATCCGCCTCGGCCAGTTGCTCCTTCCAGTAGGCCAGGGCTTCGTAACGCTCCGCAGCCTTGGCCACGCTGCCGTGCTTGAGCAGCCACGCAGCCGTGATCGGTGCACCCTGGTAGCGGCCGAACCCGTCCCACTTGGACTTGAGCACCCGGTCTCCGGGGTACTTTTCCTCCGACTGCCTGGACCACTCCATCCACAGCGCGAGCGCTTCGGCAGACCCGTCGAACTCGTGGTGCAGCGCCTGACCGGCATGCAACCAGTCGTGGTAGCCCAGGTCTGGGTCCAGGGCGTTGACCAGCGCCTTCGCCTTGTCGAGCGACAGGCCGATTTTGGGCATCACGCCCATCAGCCAGTCGTCATCGCCCATCAGGTCACCGCCATGCAGCGCCCTCACCGCATCCGACAGCGGTGCGACGCCCCAGTCCCACATCTCGCAGTCGGCAGTGCGCTGCCCGGTGACCGTCACGTAGCCGTTGGCGCAGAAGAACTCGACCTTGAGGTCGCCGTTCAAGTCCTTCTTGTCACGCAGCGTGCCGCGAAAGAAGGCGCGCACACCGTTGCCACTGGGCGAGATCTCGCTGTAGGTGCCCTCGCACAGTGCCAGCACGCGCTCGTCGATCACGCCGTCGCGCACGCAGTCGTCGAAGTCCACTGCCACCAGACCATGCGAGGCGCGCATCGCGAGCCCCACGCCGCTGTAGCTGCCCTTGACCACTGCAGCGCACGCCAGGGCGAAGGTCGCGAACGGTTCGTCGTCGCTGCCCTGGCCGCTGCGCGCCTTGCCGTTGGTGTAGAACGGGATCTTGCGAGGCTTCTGCTCGCCGGGCATCTGCGTGAGGCGCCAGACGAGCCAGCCCTTGATGCCGGTGAGCGCTTGCGGCAGGGTTGTGGGGGCGCGGTAGTCGCTCATGTCGATGACGTTGGTCATTGAGCTTCGAGCCCTTCCACTGCGCACATGGTTGCGATCTCTCGCGCAGTGACCAGCGGCAGCTTGCGCTTGGACTCGGTGCGCAGCACCTTGCTCGCGTCCTCGATCCCGACGGCCAGCGCAACGTTCGGCATGCGCCTGCAGGTGGCGATCTGCCACAGGTAGTTGACCGAAGTTCCCGACAGGGTGGCCAGCCGCTCGCGCTGGTCAGGGGTGGCCGCGCGCATCCAGGCGGCCAGTGGGGTGTTGCGTCGACTCATGGGGCCCGACTATAGCGATTGCAAAATAAAGCCGGCAAGTGCTTGATACCCGACGAGGTATGTGCCACTATGCCTTTTACCTATGAACAGTACGTATAACAACCGACGCGAGAACCTGCGTGCACTGCTAGAACAGTGGGGCGGCCCGCTGCCGGTGGCGCGCAAGCTGGGCTATTCAAACGCATCGTTCGTGGTCCAGATGTGCGGGCCTAACCCAACGCGTGAGGTGACTGAGAAAACGGCCAGGAAGATCGAGATCTCGCTCGGCCTGCCGCCCGGCTGGCTTGACGAATTGCCAGCGACGCGAACGACTGCCCAGGTGCCTGTGGACACGGCGCTCGTGGCGCGCATCGTTCAAGTGGTGGCGCAGACGGCCGATGATCTCGGCATCAGGCTAACACCCGAAAAGCTCGGTGACGTTGTTGCCCTGGTCTACACAGACGCTGAATCAAAGGCCAATGCCATACGCCCCGAATTCATCCACCAAGTGCTGAGACTGGCAAAGTGAACGTAGAACTCAAGAGGCAGCGCATCAAGTCCATCGTCGAGCAGGTATACGAGAGCCGCTCGCGGCGCATCCTGGCTACCAGCGTGGCGGCCCTAGCCCTGGTTGTAGTTGGCTGGGCCCTGGGCAAGGTGCTGTAGCAGGTGCTCGCGGATCATCCCGTTGATCTCGATCGACGAGACGATGGCAGTCTGCTGGATGTAGAGGTCGAAGGGTTTGCCGAACGCCCACCAGCGCACATGCCGGTAGCCCTGGCCATGCAGGTCGATGGTCCAGGGCTCGTTGCGCAGTTCCACGACTTCACCGTGTCTGCGCCCGCCGACGAGCAGGTATCGGTTCATCCCAATCCTCCAGGCGCGGTTTCTTCCCACGCTTTCATGCTGACTTCCTTGGCCTCACCGACCGGTATCGGTTCGAGGGACAACTGCCGCTCGTCGATCAGCACGCAGCGCTGGATCCGCTGCACACCGTACAGCGTGATGTCGCCGCTCAGTTTGCTGGTCATGCGCATCAGGTCGACGTACGACGGGCCGAACAGGATGCCGTCGATACCGTCGATGCGCAGCCCCACAGCATAGCCGTAGGTCAACTGGCCATTGACGATCGCGTTCGTGGCCTGGGCAACGTTGTAGGGGGTCACTGTGCGCTCTCCTTCATCGACTTGATTGCGGCCCTCACGTCGCCGGCCTTTATGCGCCGCGGAGACGCGCCAGGACGGTCGTACAACGCGTAGCGGCCATTGCCGTTGTGCACCATGCGTGGTGGCTTGCCCTGGCGCGTCAGCCACCACCACTTCCGGTACTCTTCGACCAGGGCGTCGCCGGTGAGGCGGGTCACGGCATGCCCTTCGTGTTCATGTCGTGCAGTTCGGCGGGCAGCGTGTAGCGCGGCTGATCCGGTGAGATGACGACCGGCATGCCGAGCAAGGTGCAGGCGCCGATCATGATTCCTCCCACGTCACAACGAGGTCGCCGAACGCGTTCTCTTCGATGATCAGGCGGCCACGCTCGACGCTGGTCGGGAAGCAGCCATCCGAGATCGGCACCCCGGCTTCACGCAGCCGTTTCGACACGAACGCGCCGACGTGCACGCAGTTCTGCCACTTGTCGATGTCGCTTCGCGCGACGGTCACAGAAACTGCCACAGCCACCTCCAGAACGGGTACGAGACCCAGCCGAGACCGAACATGACGGCAGCGAAGATGATGGTCTTCACTCGCCGCAGCATCTCGTAGTGAGCATTCATCGACTCGACAGCGCGGCGCTCGGCTTCAAGGTAGCGAGCCCATGCCTCCGAGCCGACGTCGCCGATCACGACTTCGTCGTCGGGTTGCATCCCAGTTCCTCCTTCAGTCGTGTCACCCGCTTCTGCAGCATGGGCACGGTTGCCGAGTAGAACTCCAGCTTCTGCTGGTGTTCAGCGAGTGCCATCTGCGCATCGTGCAGGTGGCGCTTGAGCAGATCCTCGTGCGTCGGCCGCAGGATCTTGTCGAGCAGGTTGCGATTCATTCGTGCCTTTCGATGTATGACGAGTGCCATTGTCGTTGTGACATCGGCGTGTGCTATTGGTACAAACCCTAAGCGTTTTGCACTTGCTCAACGCCGAAAGCAGGCGCTACACTCTGCCCCGCTCGATCAACCGAGTCAACCCCAACCGAAAGGACACGCCAATGAGCGTCACCGTCACCCTGAACTTCGCTACCACCGCTGAAGCTGCCGCCTTCCTGGCGGGAAACGGCAAGGCGTCGGCCGCCAAGGTCGAAACCCCGAAGCCCGATGCGGCGAAGGCTGTCGATACCTCGCGTACTGCCGAGGCGGCCAAGGCCGATGCGCCGTCGAAGAAGGACTACAACTTCGACACCGACGTGCTGCCGGCGCTGCAGGCGTACAGCAAGAAGGTGAGCCGTGAGGACTTCGCGGCCAACGTCATGAAGAAGTACGGCATCAACAAGGTGCCGGAACTGAAGGCCAAGCCCGAGGTCTTCGCCGAACTGATGGCTCTCTGCGCCGGCTGATCCATGCACGTCGCCGAGGTCAAGCTGCACGCGCGCAAGTCGCCCAGCGGGTCGTTCCGCTGGCTGATGTGCCACGCGTCGCTGCAGCGTGAAGGCACCCTGGCCCATGGCCGGGAGTCCAACGCTGCGGCCGACTGGGGCACGATCGCGCACGATCTCGCCGAGCACTGCCTGCGTGACCGCAACGATGGCTTTCTCGAAGTGCGCGTCAACAAGGTGCGCGCCGAGGTGCAGTCGGACGGGCTCGTGATCTATGCGCCTGTCGAGACGCAGTGGTGCCTCAACGGTCACCTCGTCGATGACGAGATGGCTGACTGCGTGCACCGCTACGTCGACTTCGTGCGTGACCTTGCCATGGGCGGCGAACTGTTCGTCGAGGAACGACTCTCGATCGAGCACATGACGGGCGAGAAGGGCGCCAAGGGCACCAGCGATGCAGTGATCTGCTTCCCAGAGGAGTTGTGCATCGTCGACTTGAAGGGTGGCTTCATGCGCGTCATGGCCAGCTACCCGTTCGAGGGTGAACTGTTTGAGTATGGTCCGAAGGAGATGCAACTCCGGGCCACGCTTGAGACGGTCGTGTTCCCCAACCCGCAGGCAGTGATGTACGCCGAGGCGGTGCGTCACTCGAAGGAGTTCTTCTACGACTTCAAGCGGGTGCGGCTGATCATCGTGCAGCCCAGGCTCAACCACATCGACGAGCACGTCCTGTCGATGGAAGACTTCGCGATCTGGGTCGACTGGATCAAGGAGCAGGCTGCCCTGGCCGAGCAGCCGAACCCTCGCGTCGTGCTGGGCGAGAAGCAGTGCCAGTGGTGCAAGGCGTTCCCATGTGCTGAGGCACAAGCCCTGGCGCTGCAGACCGCCATCGATGACTTCGACCAGATCAACGAGCCGCCTCGCGACCCGTACGACCTGGGCCGGCTGAAGAAGTTGACACCGCTGGTGCGCATGTGGGCCGACAGCATCGACTCACGCGTGCACGCCGAACTGGCTGCTGGCCGCCCGGTTCACGGCTGGAAGTTGGTCGAAGGCGATCTCGGGGATCGCAAATGGGCCAGCGACGACAGCGTGCGCAAGACGTTCGAGGAGATGGGCCTCAAGCCCGAGCAGTACCTGACCAGCAAGACCATCACGCCAGCGGCTGCCGAGAAGATGGTTCGGCGCTCGAAGCGAAGCGAGAGCAAGCCGCTGTCGGCCGGCCAGTGGGATCAACTGCAGACGCACATCGCAGCGCGCGAGCAAGGTGGCCCGAAGGTCGTTCCTGACTCCGACCCACGCGCGGCACTGGTCATCGACCACGCCGCTGATTTCGACGTTGTGAAATGAGCCGATCAAGCCACGGCATGTCCAATCGTCCGGTCTACTTCGTGTGGAACCAGATGGTTCGCCGCTGTACCACTGCGAGCAACAAAGACTTCAAAAACTATGGTGCCCGCGGTATTCGAGTGTGTGATCGCTGGATGAAGTTCGAGAACTTCATTGCTGATATGGGCGTGCCCGCTGGCGGCATGACGCTTGAAAGGACAAACAACGACGGCGACTACGAACCCACAAATTGCAGATGGGCAACGCGAACAGTCCAATCAAATAATCGGCGGCGATTCAGGTCGAGTACGACCGGAATTACAGGCGTCAGTTATCAGCAAAAGGACAGGCTGTTCATCGTCTATTGCTGCATAAACGCAGAGCACATCCATCTAGGCTCAAGCCGCGACTTCTTTGAAGCCTGTTGCTTGCGCAAGTCATTTGAATCACGTTGCAAAGGATACGCACAATGAAAGTAATCATCAAAAATGCGCGCGGCGCCTTCCTCAACCTGTGGGAGCCCAAGTCATTTGGCGACAACGGTGGCGAAGCCCGCTGCAACGGTTCGTTCATCCTGGACCCCAAGGCTCAGAAGGCCGAGGTCGACAAGATCAAGGCCGCCATCCAGGAAGTGGCCAAGGAGAAGTGGGGCGCCAAGGCACTCGACATCCTCAAGACCCTGTCGGCCAAGGGTGACCTGTGCCTGCAGGACGGTGCCACGAAGAGCGAGTACGACGGCTTCGAGGGCATGGTCTACGTGTCGGCGGGCAACAAGGCGCGGCCCCAGGTGCTGGACCGCGACAAGAGCCCGCTGACCCAGTCCGATGGCCGCCCGTATTCGGGCTGCTACGTCAACGTCAGCATCGACGTCTGGGTGCAGGACAACAAGTTCGGTAAGCGGGTGAACGCCAAGCTGCTGGCTGTCCAGTTCCACGCCGACGGTGAAGCGTTCTCCGGCGGCGAGGGCTACGCTGACACCGACTTCGACGACGAGAGCGGCAGCGGCGAAGGCGGCGGCTCGACCGACGACAGCAGCGACGGCTTCTTCGCCTGATCGTCAGTGCCGTTCGTGGCTGCGGGTAAACCCCAAGTCACGAACGGCACAAGTCGTACGACAATCCAATCGTCATCAACCTGGAGTCCACACATGGCAACCAAGCAGAAACCGCTGACCATCGGCAAGAGCGTCACCTACCGCACGTCGGTGGGCACCGAAGGCAAGGGCAAGATCACCGACATCGCGACCACGAACCGTGGCGCCTGGGTCACGGTCCACGACAAGACCCGCGACAAGGTCATCAAGTTGCGCCCCGCCCAGGTGCAGTGATGTCGTCGATGCCGGTGGTCAGGCAGGGAGTACCCCTGCCCTCTGACACCAAACGCGGCGGCGGCACCCGTCGTCAGTACCCGTTCGGGCAGATGGCGATCGGCGAGTCGTTCGACGTCAAGCTGCGCAAGGGCGAGGACGGCAGCGTTGTCGCCCAACGGGTCCGGTCAGCCGCTGCAACGTGGCGCGGCCGGGCTGGAGCAGACGTGGGCTTCGTTGTCCGCGTCGTGTCTGACGAGAGCGTCGTGCGCGTCTGGGCTGTCAAGCACCGGCAACGGTTCTTCTGATCCTCCTGCGGCTGCCAAGCAGCCGTTTGCCTGGGGCGTGTCCCCAGGCTCTTTTGGTGACCGGCGAGACACTCTCGCGGCGTGACGAGCGGCATCCCTCCCTGCTGTTCTTCTCGCCGGTCACCCAAGGAGAAAGCGATGAAGAAAAGCCTCGCGCACATCGGGCCGCATCTGGCCTTTGTGCATCTGCTCGTCAACTTCCTGATCTCAGCCTCTGTGTGGTGGGCTGTTGCCATTGAAGGCGTCGGTTCGCAGTCCATGCGAGTTGCCGCAGGCGCCACCCTCTGGTTCCTGATCAACGTGGCCTTCGCCCTGGCGATCATCGACGACGAGATCAATGAGTAAGCCTCGCGCGGTCCTCGACTGCGAGGTCTACGTCAACTACTTACTATGCAAGATCCGGCGCGTCGACACTGGCGCAGTGCGGGTCTTCGAGCAGTACGACGGGCACCCGCTGGACACCCGCGGGTTGCGCCAGACGCTGGAGCGCGTCACCGCGGTCACCTTCAACGGCATCTCGTACGACATGCCAATCATCGGCCTCGCGCTGACTGGCGTCTCGTGCGAGACGATCAAGCGCTGCAGCGACGCGATCATCCAGGGCGGGCTGCGCCACTGGCAGGCTGAGAGACAGTTCAACTTCAAGATCCCGGCCTTCGACCACATTGACCTGATCGAGGTAGTGCCGGGCATGGTCAGCCTGAAGGTCTACATGGGCCGGCTGCACTGCCGCCGCATGCAGGACTTGCCGATCGAGCACACCGCGCGCATAACGCCAGAGCAGCGCCCACTGCTGATCGACTACAACGACAACGACCTGGACGGCACCCAGGCGCTGTTGGCCAAGTTCAAAGGGCAGATCGAACTGCGTGAGGAGATGTCGCGCATGTACGGCATCGATCTGCGCAGCAAGAGCGACGCGCAGATCGCCGAGGCAGTGATCAAGCACGAGTTGACCAAGCTCGGCGTCGATGTCCAGAAGCCTGCAGTCAAGGCGCGCACGTTCAAGTTCCGCTTCCCCATGTTCCTCAAGAACGCAGGCCCGGTTGTCCAGGGCGTGATCGACATGGTGCGCGCGGCCGACTTCGTAGTTGACGACGGCGGCTACGTCAAGATGCCCGAGCAATTGGCCAAGGCGGTGATCAGGATCGGCCAGGGGCAGTACCGCATGGGCATCGGCGGGCTGCACAGCAGCGAGCAGCGACAGGCTATCGTGGCCGATGACGACACGCTCATCCTGGACCGCGACGTGGCCTCGTACTACCCTGCCATCATCATCGGCACAGGGCTGTACCCCAGGCACCTGGGCAAGGGCTTCCTGGACGTCTATCGCCGCATCCGCGACGAGCGCATCCAGCACAAGCACGCCGGCCGCAAGACCCAGGCCGACACGCTGAAGATCGTGCTCAACGGGTCGTTCGGCAAGTTCGGCTCGCCCTACTCCATCCTCTACTCGCCAGACTTGCTGATCCAGACCACGGTCACCGGGCAACTGGCGCTGCTGATGCTGATCGAGTGGATCGAGGGCTGCGACATCCAGGTCGTCAGCGCGAACACCGACGGCATCGTCATCAAGTGCCAGCAAGGGCACTACAACCTGCTAGGCGGCGTGATCAAGCAGTGGGAGATGCAGACAGGCTTCGAGACCGAAGAGACCCGCTACAAGGCGCTCTATTCGCGCGACGTCAACTCCTACATCGCGATCAAGCCTGACGACGGCGTCAAGCTCAAGGGCGCATACAGCGAGCCCGAGCCGGTAGCGTCGTCCTGGCCTAGTCCGCACAACAACATCTGCATCGACGCCGTGTGCGACTACCTGCGCTACGGTGTGCCGATCGACCTGACCATCCGCACCTGCCGCGACATCACCAGGATGATCGAGGTGCGCAACGTCACGGGTGGCGGCAAGTGGCGCGAGCAGTACCTGGGCCGCGCTGTGCGTTGGTACAAGTCGATTGATGGCGACCCCATCCTGCGCGTCAAAGCCAACAAGAAGGGCAACCACGATCAAGTGGCAGGCACGGCTGGCTGCAGGCCGCTGATGGTCATGGATGGCACCATCCCGGCCGACCTGGACGTCGAAGCCTACGTACAAGAGGCGCAGCAGATCCTGTACGACATAGGGTTTGCACCAATGGCGAATTGAGCATGCCGCAGGCATAGTTGACGCATGACTACCGAGCAACACGACGCAGCCGCTCAGGACAAACTGCGTGATGCACACGATGCGATGCAGCGAGCTATCGAGCACGCCGAAAAGGCAGGATGGGGCAGCATCGTCAACACGATGCGTGAAGTCGCTGCTGAAATCCGGTTCATCGTCGGTGAGGTGTCGTGAGTTACTTTGACGATCACGAAGACGAACTGATTAACAGGTGGGCGCAGCAGGAAGTTCGCCCGCCGCGCTGCAAGTATTGCGGTTCGACTGACGTGCGTTGGCGCCAGCAGACTGGCAAGTGGGTTCTCTTCTCCCTGCAACCCGGCGTCGAGCATACCTGTTCGGCTGAGGATCTCGCAAATGATTTCGACTGACGACAACGACGACTTCTTTGGCTCGTCTCCTATGCCCGACGTGATGATCGACATCGAGACGATGGGTCTGCGGCCGAACGCGCCGATGATCTCTCTCGGTGCCGTGGCATTCGACTCGCGCAGCATGACACTGGGCGAACGGTTCTACGAGAACGTCTCCCTGGCCAGTGCCGTCGCGCAGGGCGCAGTCGTCGATCCCGACACCGTCATGTGGTGGATGCAGCAGTCGGACGATGCGCGCTCGGTGTTGCGTCGTGGCCCGCTGCACATCAACACCGTGCTCATGAAGTTCAGCGAGTGGCTGGAGCAAAGCACCGTCGCGCAGAATAGTCGGCGTGTCTGGTGTGCCGGCCCTGACTTCGACTGCGTGATCCTGGGTGAGCACTATCGACGCAGCTACATTGACGTGCCCTGGCGGTTCTGGAACCAGCGGGACTACCGTACTGTGCGAGAACTCTGGCCCAACGTGCCCAGGGCTGAACGCAAGGGTCTGCACAACGCGCTCGACGACGCGCTGTATCAGGTCGAGCATCTCTTCAACATCAGGAGAGCGCTTCGTGGCAACGCCTGAAGGCATGGTCAAAGCTCACCTCGTCAAGCGCATCCGCAGCCTGGGCGGCGAGGTGCGCTTCGCGAAGTGGGTTGGTCGTCGCTCGTGCCCCGATTGCCGCGTCATGCTGCCGGCTGACCCGTGCTGGGTCGAGACGAAGGCTGGCAAGGACGGTCGTCTCTCTACTGGCCAGGAGCGCGAGATCAAGCGTATGCGCGACCTGGGCGAAACCGTCTACGTGCTCATCACCACCGAGGAAATCGACAGTGTCTTCCCCCCTCACTGAGATCTGGTTCAGCCGCAAGCCGCAGTGCATGCGCTGCCCGAACCTGCGCACGCAAACCGGCAGCGGCGGCAACACCGTCATGCGCTGCGCTGCTGTCACCTGGAGCGATACCAAGCGCAGCAAGATCATGGTCGAGCGCACCGGCAACGAGCCGCCGTTCAACCTGTTGCCCTACTGCATCGACGCCCGCGACACGGGCCAACCCTGCGGCCCTGCCGCGAAGCTCTTCAAGGAGATGAAGTGACCAACGTTGCTCAGGCTGTCAAGCATCTTGTTGTCGCATGTCACAGCGCAAGTTACTCGGCCGGTTGGTGGACGCACCGCGCCACTGGAATGAACCTGCGCGACGTTGTGCGCAGCCCTGACAATCCGCTGGAAGAACTGCTTGCAGGCGCCTTGGTCGCGCAGAAATTGTGCCTAACTCACAGCGAGGTCAGCGAAGCGATGGAGGGGCATCGCAAGGGGCTCATGGACGATCATCTGCCACATCGACCGATGATCGAGGTTGAACTGGCTGACGCAGTGATTCGCATTGCCGATCTTGCCGGTGCACTCGGGATTGACCTGGGTGGCGCAGTGCAGGAGAAACTGCATTACAACGCGCAGCGAGCAGACCATAAACCCGAAGCGCGCTCGGCCCAGGGCGGCAAGGCTTATTGATCATGCGTTGGCGCCTGATCGACGGGTTCGAGATGACTACGGCAAAGGAGATATTTCGCAGAAAGCACTCGGACAGCGCTTCGGCGTAAGCGCTAAACAAATTTCCGTCATCGTCAATCGACTTAAGTGGTTTCACATCTTAGAAAGGAACCCATGAGCAGCAAGTTCAACATCGTTCAGTTCCAGGCCGCCAGCGGTCTGCCGCTGACCGGCGACTTCATCGTCAACACGTTGGGTGTCGCGCCCGACGAGACCGTCAAGCGTGCCATGTTCTGGAACCGTGACAAGTACGGTCTGATCCTCGGCCGCCTGCAGAACCACATCAACGGCAAGGGCGCTGTCGACCCGACCACGTTCGATCCCTCGCGCCCGAAGAAGGACGCAGACGACCCGTTCGCGGAAGCACAGAAGCCCGCGGCCCAGGCCACGCCGCCCGCGGACGACGACCCGTTCGGTGAACCCTCGACGCCTGCTGCCGACGACCCGTTCGGTGAGCCGGTGACCGAAGGCGCCGACGACTTCTTCGGATAAACGGGCAGCGGCCCCCGGGCTTACTGGGGGAGGCCACCGCTGCCCACCATTCAACGGGCGCGGCGAGACTAGGAACGCCTCCAATATCTGCACACTGGCGGGGCAGACGTCGGCCCACCAACCTACGAAAGACCCTATGGCAATCGTCATCAACAAAGCGGCAGTGCGCCGCAGTCTGGAGCAGTGGTTCATCGCTGCTCGCGCTGGCCAGACGCTCGGTGCAGTCGAGACGGCGAAGTTGTCGTCAGCCGATGCGGCAGCGCAGAGCAGCGACTTCTTCTTCGATCTCCTGGCAGGCGACGAAGACGTGTTCCAGTACGAGCCGTCGATGCAGGAGGACTACATCGGATTCATCCAGGAGTGGCTCGAATCGAATCAGCACCTCTGGGCCGGTATGTCGGGCTCGTCGCTGGAAGTCGCGTTGCAGGTGCTGGAAGCGCACGCCAAAGCCAACCCCCTGCCCACGGCTGAATCGACGCCCGTCGAATCGTCGGCGCCCGTCGAAGACTTCTTCGGCTGATCATGGGCAAGATCTGGTTGCCGCGGGACTACCAGCGTGCGCTGCGAGACGCTGCGCTGGACACCCCGCGCTACCAGTGGTGGGCTGGGACCGGGACGGGAAAGACCTCAACGTGGCTGAGTGTCATGGACACGCTGCTAACGTTCGATGAGGTTCAACACGTCCTGGTCGTCAGCACATACAACATCGCCACGATCGTGTGGCCACAAGAACTGCAGAAGTGGGAGTCGTTCAGCCACCTCACGATGGCAGTTGCTGTGGGTACACCTGCACAGCGCATCGCCGCGCTGAAACGCAGGGCGCAGATCACCTGCATCAACTTCGAGAACCTCCCCTGGCTCGTCGAGGCGTTGGGCGACGAGTGGTTCTTCGACATGGTCGTCGCAGACGAAGCGACGCGCCTGAAGTCGCTGCGTATTGACATCCGCAAGTCGACGCTGGGCAAGGTGTTCAACCGTCAAAGCGGCGGGAGCGGTCGTGCGTACAAGGTCGCCCAGGTCGCTCACAAGCGTGTGCGCCGCTGGATCAACGGCACCGGCACGCCGCTGCCCAATGGACTGGTCGACTTGTGGGGTCAGGCGTGGTTCATCGACGCTGGCCAACGCCTGGGACGCACGTTCAGTGCCTACAAAGAGCGGTACTTCAACTCGATCCGCATCGACACCTACGAGACGATCCTGCGCCCGACCGAGTTCGCCGAGGAGCAGATCAAGGGCAAGCTGGCCGACGTCACGTTAACGATCGACGCGGCTGACTACATGGATCTGCCGCCGATCCAGTACAACCAGATCCCCATCCCGCTGCCTGCCCAGGCGTGGCAGCACTACCGCGAGATGGAGAAGGAATACTTCACCCTGGTCCAGGATCACGACATCGAGGCAGTGAACAGCGGCTCGAAGTCGATGAAGCTGCGCCAGTTGGCCAGTGGCGCCGCGTATCACGACGATCAGGCTAACTTCGTCGAGACGTATGCTGGCAAGCTGGATCGGTGCGAGGACATCCTGAACGAGATGAACGGTGCCTCGCTCATCGTGGCGTACCAGTTCAAGTCAGATCTCGCCCGGCTGCAGAAGCGCTTCCCGAAGGCCCGGGTCTTCAACGCCGCCAACAAGGCAGCGTTCCAGCGCGGCGAGTTCCAGATGCTGCTAGTCCACCCAGGCAGCGCCGGCCACGGCATCGACGGGCTGCAGGACGTGTGCCATCACATGGTGGTCTTCTCGCAGACCTGGAACCTCGAAGAGTTCATCCAGGTCATCGAGCGCATCGGGCCGGTGCGTCAGGTCTCAGCCGGCTTCTGGCGCACGACATTCGTTCACCTCCTCATTGGGGAAAACACCATAGAGGAAGACATGGTCGATCGCATACAGTCGAAGGACAGTGTTCAAACTGCAGTCAAGGCTGCGATGAAGAAGAGAGGCTTGAAGTGAAGCATGGCGAACAAGTGCGCGCTGCCCCGGCGGCCTCCGCGCCCGACATCCTGGCCGCTGCCGAGAAGCACATGCGCGACCGCGCTGCGACCTACGACAAGCCCGAGGGCGAGCGTTCTATGGGCAAGACGGTCGCGGCGTTCAACATCATCACTGGGCGCGACCTGACCGAGTCCGAAGGCTGGCTGTTGATGCAGATCCTCAAGGACGTGCGCGACCGGCAGCGCCAGGACGCGCACCGCGACTCGCTAGAAGACGGCGTGGCGTACGCTGCGCTGAAGGCCGAGGCGCGGCTCGCGGGGAAGTGACATGCTCGACCCGATCACGAAGCAGTGGCGCGCGAACATCTCGTGCAGGCGCTGCCGCTATCGGCACCCGGCTGAGTGGTCGTGTGCAGTTGCTGCGGCGCATGCGGCCGACCAGCGGGCTGACCGTGGCGACGTGCCGAACGGTGTAGAACCTGCTCCCATGACGCTCACGAACAGTGAACTGCAGACTGCCATCGACTATGCGGTCGAGCAGAGCCGCCGTCTGGGGACCGACAACCCTGCTCGCGCCAGCATGCGGGCGCACCTGGACAACCTGCTGGCCATCCAGGTGGTCAGGGCGAAGGGTGAATGATGCGCTTCGAGGCAAGCCACCGCTGCTGTCCTGGTGGGCCAGTCGAGTTCTCCGAACTGGACGCACCTGACTGGCTGACGAGCATCGACACGGTGCCCGGTTCTACGATGGACCAGCGATGGTTCTGGCGCGACCATGTTCTGACGTTGAAGGTCGGCGAAGCTGTGGCCACCGACTTCCATACCATCCGACGAGTTGAATGATGCACGACGAAGACCGAGCAAGCGAGTACGAGGAAATCGCGCGCCAATCGGCCCAGGTCACGAGCCGCAAGCCTGAAGGCCCGCAGCCGACCGGCTTCTGTCACTACTGCGGAGAACGGCTGCCAGCGCCGATGCGCTGGTGCGACGCCGAGTGCCGCAACGAATGGAGTTCGATGCAATGAAAACCTCCCTCGCCATCGCGCTGCTGTGTATGCTGTTCGGCCAGTGGCCCGCTGCGATCTTCTTCGCGGTCATCGCCGCTGTGCTGAAGCCACGATGACCGACTACGCGCTGCCGTGCCCTGAGTGCGGCTACGGAGAGTGACATGGCTGAACCGACGATGCTGATACCTATGCCCGACGACATGGCGCGGCTGATGAAGCTGTCGCAGTGGCAGGCCGCCGAGATTGACCGGCTGCGCGAGCGCGTGTTTGAGCTGGAGGCGGACCCGAAAGGCGGCGACGAACAGCACACGACGGATGCCGCTGGCACTCCGGTTGACCGACCTGTTAGGCCTGGCCCCGAAGCGCACAAGCTGACAGACCGCCAGATTGCCGACATGGCGTTTGCAGTGCTGCGAGAGCACAACGACAACCGGCTTTGGCGTGCGCTGACCTACGACAGCGGCCCCTATGACGTGACCACCCCGACCTTGGCGCTATGCCACCTGGCGCGGGTGTTCTTTGCAGCCGGGGTTGCTGCCGCACTGGCGGGCTGCGTGGACATGGTGCAGCCGCCCGACATTGCTGTGGCCGAGGAACTGTGCGCCAAGCGCGGGGGCTAT